GAGCAACTCAAAATTTACTTGGTAGCACAGCAGCTTATGATCCTATGTCATATCAAGCTTTTATGAATCCATTTCAAAATGAAGTTATTTCAGGCATAGAAGATCAATTTGCAAAACTACAAAATCAAACTAATTTACAAGCAGCGAAAGCTGGTGCTTTTGGTGGTGCTAGACAAGGTGTACAAAGTGCAGAATTAGGTAGACAACAAGCGCAAGCTGTTGGTCAAGCGCAAGCACAAAACTTTCAACAAGCGCAACAAATGGCACAACAGAATTTTCAAAATCAAATGCAAAGAATGGCTCAAGCATCACAAGGTCTTGGAGCACTCGGTGCACAAAAACAAGCATTGCAACAGGGGGATATTGCATCTGCTATGTCAGCTGGTTCAGTACAGCAACAACGTAAACAACAAATACAAGACGCACAGTATCGTCAAAACATACAGCAGCTCTATGAGCCGTTTCAACGTCTTGGTTTTGTTAGTGACATCTATCAAGGCATGCCTTCAAGTGGTATGGCTACAACCATGGGCACTTCACCAACGGTCAACCCATTAGCACAAGCTGTAGGTACTGGTATTCAAGGATTGGCTGCATACGAAGCGTTAAAGAATTAAGGTCTTATGGTTAGAGCTATACTAAGACCTTTGTTTCAAAGAGCACAAAGAGGATTTAACACACCTCAAGGTAGAATGTTTACGGCGTTTGGCATTGGTCCACAAGTTGTTAACAGACTTACAGATCCTCCTGATGAAGTTGTTAATCAACTTTTGTATCCAACTAATGCTGATGACATTACAACGGATATTTCTGATGTTACATCTAAAGATCCTGAAACATTAAATCAAAAACCAACAGGGCCTGTTGATAGTGGTGGTCCTTCTGTAAACGCACAAAACGAATCAAAACAAGAAGAAGATTTTAATACCACATCTTTAACAGATGAAGTTGGATCTAGTGATGTAGACGAATTTGCATCAAGCGAAACAAATAACAATCCAGCGATAACTGATTACATTGATAATGATAGTGTACAAAGAATAAATGGATACAAAGACATAATAAGAAATTTTATAGGTGACTCTAAAGGAGATAAATTACAAAAGGTAGCATTGTTAATGCAAATAGGATCTTCATTAATGACTGGTAGAACTAATCAACCTGGTCTTAGAGGATTTTTTGATGTGGTAGGACAAACAGGACAACAGACTGCGCCACTATTATTTGAAATGGGATTAGAAAAATCTAGAGCGGATCGTGAAATAGGTGCAGCAGCTCTTGATTTATACTTTCAACAGTTAGAAGATTTACAGGACAGAAGCGGACCATATGTTATGGTATATCAAAATTACAAAACAAATACTGATGGCAGTTTATCTTTAGATGCAACAGGTCAACCAATTAAATTAGAAAAACCACGTAAAGTATTAACAGTTAAAAGAACAAGTCCAGAGGAAAGTAAATTTTATCAATTTAATCAAGATTTTGGTTTTGATGTATTTAGTTTTGTAGAAGCAGGAGAAGGTCAAGATGCATTTGGGTTAAACTATGCAGATTCTGTAAACGTTGAAGGTGATGCAGCAGCAGATGCACAACGTTCATATGCAGAGTATGTAAAACGTGGATTAGTTCCACTTGCAAATGACATCATACCTCTTTTAATTAACAGACCAGAACTTACTGGTGCTAGTGGAGAACTTGGAGAAATAATTGGACCTGCATACGAATTTTTAAATGAATTTACAGATTTAATAGTTCAAGGGGAATTTGATTCTAGTTCTGACACCGGCTCTGGTTTCGCTGTTAGAGAACGTTCCAATGGAACTATGATGTTAAACGGTGTAGAAGTTCCAATATTCGTTGACTATGATAATAAATACGGTGGAAATGGAATTTTTCAAGACAGAGATGGCGCTGCTTTAACTGATGAAAATTATGGCACAGATGCAAACGGAAATCCTGCAAGAGCATATGTTGTTGCTGATACATTTACTAAATTATTAAGATCAGGTGGTGAAAGAAACGTTCTTGAAACGTTTAAAACAACTTTAGGATTAATGTTAGCAAGAGATAGACAGCCAACAGGTCGTATGTTGGCAGACGTTTTACGTAGATCATTTGAAGACGTTGACATTACATCATTTGGAGGAAGACAGGTATCTGACAAAGCTGTAATTCAAAATTACGTATCAATATACAAACAACTTTATAATAACATGTCACGTGCTTTAGATTTAGCTGGTTATAATAAAGATACTTCACCAAAATTATACGAAATAGAAGGAACTAAAAAATTAGAAAATTCGTATTACAATTGGATATTACAAAATAATTTAGAAGAAAGAGCGCTTGGTATAGATATACCAGGTGGCATAGGATTTGCTCCATGGAGAGCAAGTAATGAAGGAAATATAATCATGAATCATGAGGAAGACATGAAAAATAGTGAAACAACATACGAAAGTATATTGGAAGAATTTAATCTAAACTAATGGTAGAAGAAAAAGATTTTGTAACTAGATCATTTGAAAAAGCCGCATCAGGCTTAGATGCAAAAGATAAAAAGTTTGTTAGTAAAACAGAGGGTGGTGTACCACAAACAAAAGCAGAAGAAATTGTTGCTAAAAATACGAAAGAATTTTTAGAACCTTACGCAGAAGGTTTAAGAGCCATACCTCAATTTATAGGTAATGCTTTATTACCTGGACAACCTTTTGGTAAAGATAATCCTTTTATAGCTAGTCAAGCTCAACTTGATGCACGTGCTTTAGAATTACAAAACATGAAAGCGTATAGAGAAAAAAGAGACAGAGTGCGTGATAACGTAATAAATATTCTTCATCGTGCAAAAGAAAAATATCCTGATATGACTCCAGAACAAGCAGAAAAACTTAACGCAAGAATACAAAATTATGTAAAATCTATGGGTTTATCACAAAAGGATTTTATAACGGTGACACCAAGCACTTTACTTATGGAAGATGAATTTGGTTTATATACATCAATGCCAAATCCATACCCAGCTGTAGAATATACACAAGAAGCTGTTGTGGGAACAATTGGATCTCTAAAAGGATACAGAGTTGGTCCTACTGTTCGTGATGCTTTTAACAATTATTTTAGATATGGCACTGTAGGTAAAGCTAAAAGATTTGCAGCCGGAATGCAAAGAGGTGGTAGAGTTCCTGGACCTTGGTACGCAAAAGCTTTGGGTGTTGTAGCTGGAGGAGCTTTGGGTGTAGGCATAGCTGATTATGGATATGAGTTAGAATTAGACCTTATGAATAAAGCAGGCACAGGAAAAAAGTTTTTACAAAATAGTGATAGTCAAATTAATCAACTTATAGGAGATTTAATACCTGAAAGACTTACTTTTGGTCCTGAAGGAATTAATCGTCCAAATCAAGCAGAAAGAATAAAAAGTGCAGTGACAGATGCAACAATTGATGCAGCTGTTTCAAGTGTGTTTTTTGGAGCTAGACCTATTTACATAGGGGCAAAAAAATTTTTAGGTGGCAATGTGTTTGGTATGTTTAAACCAAGAGCAGGATCTAGAGTTCCTACAGGACAAGAAGTGTTAGATGCTGAGCAAAGATTATATGGTTCTGGTAAATTTAGTAAAGTATTTAAAGAGGATAAAACTACAAAAGAATTGGTAGAGGCAACTGTTGGTGCAAGAGATCAAAATATACAATTAAATTTTCCTATTATAGGAAATATTTTAACAAGACTAATGAAAAGTCCGGTGTTTAATTTTTTAAGTCCGATAGATTATAAAACATCATATAAACAAATTGGAGATTTGTTACCTAAAACAGATACAATGATTGGCACAAACATTCAAAGATCTGATGTTGGTTCACCTACTCTATCAGGATTAATGAAATTATTAGGCCGTGCACCCATTCTTGGTGGTAGAATATATAAAAACAAAGCAGATCAAATGGATGCTTACATGGATCTTGGTAGTAGCATCATACAAAAATTAACTTTTGCTCCTATAGTAAATATGGCAGAACATGGTGTAAAGGTACAAGATTTGGGTCTCGCTGTCGCAAGAGGATTTAGAGACGCTGCCGCAGAAAAACAACAGTTGTTGTTAGATGCATCAAGAAAATATGGAGCTGTTGTAGACGATTCTACTCTAGTTAATATGGCAAAAAGAATCTATGAAAAATCTATGGCGCAAAGACAAATTATGCCCACGGATCAAGGCACAGTTAATGTTGCTAAATCCGTACCTGAACCATTTACTCAATTTTTAAAAACACAAATCATAGATCCAGGTATTGCAGGTGCTAGAACAATAGAACAATACTATGGTCTTCGTGATCAAATGGATAAATTATATAAATCTTTTATGAAAAATGCTGATGGTGAAAATCAAGCAGATATTATTAATTTATATAAAGCATGGGAAGCAGACATAGGTAATTTATCTAAATCAGGCATACCAGAAGTAGAAAAATTATGGCGTGATTATGAGACTTTTGTAAGTAATGGCATGGTTATGTTTGGTACGAAAGCAGGAAAAGCAGCAACAGGTGGTATAGAAAGATTTGGTATGGCCATTAATTTAACAGATCCAGATCGTCAGGCAACCAATTTGTTTGAAACTGTTATAGATATAGCAAAAAAAGATCCAGCGAACGCTGCTACAAATTTAGCAACAATGAGAAACATTGTTGGAGATAAAGCTTATTATGAAGGTTTAGGTATTTATTTAAACAAAGTATTTAACAATTCTATTATACAAAAAGATGGTGCAGAATTATTTGATGGTGAAGCATTTAAACGTGCACTTGGATTAGGATCTGACAATCCATTAAAAACATTATTTCAAAAAGCATTACCAGGACCGCAAGTGTCAAAGATTGTTGTTCGTGATGGACAAACAGGAATTACAAAAGAATTTGACAACATTAATTTTAACGAAGGATTAAAAGGTATTAAATATGAATTTCCTGAAGGTATTGCAGGACGACAAGCAGCGCAGTTACCTACCTTAAAAGATTTGGAAGATTTTGCTACCGTTATGACTGCAGCTGCAGCAAACGGAATACCAGAAATAAGCACCTTCATGGCACGTCGTGCGGTCATGGGTGGTGTTCGTTCAGGTATCAATGCGGCACTACCAACTCAAGCTTTAGGATTAAAAACTGCAGCGGCTGGTGGTGCAAGTGCTCTCTCTGTTTATGGAACAGGATGGTTGTTGCCAGCAGCTTTAGCATATGGTGTGAGATACATGGGTGGTATAATAACAAGCCCACCTTCACTTCGTGCCTACAGAAACATATTAGATGACACGTTGCCAATACAAACTAGACTTTCTAATTTTGTACGTCTTGTAAGACTACGACCTGAAGAATGGAAAGAATTTGATAGAGAGTTGTATGAAATTGAAAGAAATCAACGTTATAAAGAAAAAACAGGACAAGCTATGTCCACAGGAATGAGTGCTACACAAAAATTTAGAGAAGGAGCAGGTGAAAGAATACAGCAAATTGATAGAGGAATGGGTAACGTTCCTATTCTTGGAGATGTATATAACAAAATAAAAGAATATTCTGATCCAAGAACTTCTCCAATGATTGATACGATAGAAGCAATAAATGAACCACCAGCCGCTAGAAGTTCGTTTGCACAAGAAACCGACACCTCAAATCTTGGCACATCAATATTACAAAACCCTAATTTGAATCCTGCAGCTGCAGCTTCTTTATACGAAGGAAACTTGGACCAGGCACTTGCTAATAGAGTGGCACCACGTATGGCAGCAAAAGGTGGCATAATATCTTTGGTGACTTGATGAGCATACGAGATATTATGTGGATACTTGGTATATTTGTAGCACTTGGTGCTACATGGGGTATGACATCACAGCGTATTAATGCAATGGAACGTGATATTGATAGAATAGAAGAAGCACTTATTTTGTTTACAAAAATGGAAGCTAGAATAGCTGTCATAGAAAACGAAATAAAAAACATAAACAAAAAATTGGATAGATAATGAACTACGATAAATTACTTGAATCAGTAAAAAAACACGAAGGCTATAAAAATCACGTTTATCTAGATACATTAGGCAAGCGCACCGTGGGCGTTGGCCATCTGTGTGTAGAAGATTTTTGGGAAGACGGAAAAGAATACGAAGAAGATTTTTTAATGGACATATTAAAAAAAGATTTGCAACAGGCTATACGTCAAGCCGATTTAAAATGCGAAGGATTAAAGATAAGTGATGATGCAAAAATTATTATCATTGAAATGATTTTTCAGCTTGGGGGGACAGGAGTTTCCAAGTTTCGAAAAATGTGGCAGGCGCTTCAGCAAGATCCACCAGATTACGCAGAAGCGTCCGCTCAAATGCTTGATTCACGATGGGCAAAACAAACACCTAACCGTGCAAAAGAAATGGCTAGGCTTATGTCGGAGTGTGTGGTATAATGCCGCAGTGCAATTAATACAGAAATATAATTACGCAGAACTAAAAAGAAAAGAAGGAGATGCAAGGTTATACTTGACACCTGATGGTGAAGCATTACCCTCTGTCACCACAATACTATCTAAAACAAAAGATAAATCTTTTCTAAAAAAATGGCGTGCCAAAGTTGGTGAAGAAGAAGCAGA